TTACGGTCACATTGTTGAACTGAGAAGTGCCTGTGGTAGCGGTTAAGTTACCTGTTACATCACCGGTTACGTTACCGGCTATAGTTCCAGAAGCAGTGATATTATTGAAGCCAGAGGTTCCAGCAGAGGTTACGTTACCTGTTACATCACCTACGATATCGCCCGTGAAGCCGCCTGTGGATGTGATCGTTGTACCAGTGATTGGACTGGCCGTATTGCCACCAATGACGGTGTTATCGATTGTACCGCTGTTGGCGTCAACTTGGGCTAGTGTGGTTAGCCCATTAAGTACAGAACCCCCGCTTGCAGTAAGCTGCCCAGTGACGCTTAAAGTACCGCCGACAGAGCCGTTACCATCAGCAGAAACATTTCCTTGTAAAAAGAGATTTTTAAACGGGGCGTTTACTAATCCGAGGTCTATGTCATTGAGGTAAGCAGGAGTTATGGCCCCGTCCTGTACTCGGACCTGTTCAACAGTCGTACCTGCACCTGACGCATTTACAAAAAATCTAATCATAGAATTAGTAGTGTCTACAATCACTTTGTTGGTTGGAGATAGAACTCCTGCATCACCGATTATTCCAATGACCGGACCTTCAGCGGGAGTGCCGTCATGCTTGTGACCAGTGGTATTATTAAAAGAATCTACGACTTTGTTAAATTCAGCATTCAGCGGCGGCGCGGTAATATCCGACCCGTTGATAATTGAAGATGCACTTTGCCTTGTATAGCCAGCCATTTCTAACGTCTCCCTCCGAGGCTAAATTCAATAACTAGCCCTTGAATTGTGTGCGGCTCAGTCTGTCCGATTGACACAAACGTAGCCCTAACGGAAAATCCCGATCCTTGAATGTCGCTGGTCATAATAGGCTTAGATGCCCCGCCGTAGAGGATGTTCAATCCGTTATAAGTGCTGTCCCTATCCTTATAAACAGTGGGTCCACCCAGACTTGTAGCGGAATAATTGTTTGGTACAGCAACGTCATAATTGCCCCAGTCGTAGGACAAAGAGACATCCAAGGTCATTGGACCTTCGGAACGAACAAAAGTGTTTAGTTTACGCATTATTTTGCGTTGTTCAGTTTCTCCAAAATCTAAATATGGAGTAGCGTATACTGATACAATGTCGGCACCATTAAAATTAATGCCTTTTTCCTGCTGATAAACAAATCCATCATGGTCACCATGCAAAACAAACTCAGTGGCACCAATGTACTCCGATGTGCAGCATGATGCCCTGATGCCGAGGATCTCAGCAAATTCATACTGCAGATTGCCAGAGTTCTCCGTGAGACCGCCGAGGATGCCAATGCTATCCTTAACGACTGTACTAGCACCACCAATGAAATACCTGACCTGCGACTTAGACCTGATCACCACTCCATTGAGCGTGGACATGTCTTCATTTTCAATAATATCGACTAAAGTGGCCTGTATTTTTTTACTAATGGAGCTGAGTTCAATATCTCCAATGCGAGAAGTCCCAGAAACAGGTCTAAGGCCATCAGGGGCCAAGAACATCAGATCGCCGCCAATCTCCTGCACAGAGTCGGGTGCTACGCAGCCCACATTGGCGGTGACTTGCTCTAGGGCAAAATCACCAGAGGAATTTACCGTTATTTTCTTAATCGCATTTTCGCCAAATACGAACAGATTGTCCCGAAAAGGTTTAATCTGGATAACGTCGAAGCCAGAGGATATCTGCCCTCCACCCGCTGCAGAGGTCCAAGTATAACCGTCTTTTGGGGCAGAATGGGCTATGGTAGGACGATTAGCGGCGTTACCCGATAGGAATACATGATTTTCAAAAACGTCCACTAAAGAAGGCCGATCTAACGCCTGATTGCCCCCAGCGGTATTGTTGCTTGCGTGATAACCGCCAGAGTGGGATGACTTTATCTCTTTCCAATTCGTGCCGTTATAAGCAATCGCTGGGTTCACCCCATCTACAAAGATGATTGTATTGCCGCTGCCAAAATTAAACTGGACGTGTCGAAGCTTATCCACTGTCAGACCACTGGCAGCCATAGGTCTTGTGACTGAGTGGTCGAGCGTAAATTTTCTCCAGCCAATATTGGCGGTATAGTAATAAAATGAATAAGTAGTTGCTCCCGCATCCTGTCGGACGGCTATAATTTGGTTAGCGCCGGTAATATCATTCTTAAAAATAGCAATGCCAAGGACTTTGCCTTGGCCTGTGGTGCTTCCATCTACTGTTACTTCGCCATAATCTGCATCGTATTTCGAGAAACCTTCGATACGACGATAGCCGCCAAATAAACTTGGCTCGTAGTTCACTAATCTAGTAGCCTCGCCGGGAAAATTCTCTGATAAATCCAAGTGATTTTCGTTGGAGTTTAACCCGCCGCTACAAATCAGTTTATATGACTCAATTTGATCGGGCATTAGAATTTAACCCGTGTGTCTCGGACATATCCGTAGTTATTAATATAAAGAGTTGTTAAATCTTTCAGCCCTTTTTCAAACGCAACAAAGGCCGCTTGGGCCATCTCGACATTGTCCTTAAACATGTACAGTTGATAAAGTGCGCCGTCGATTAAAACACTGTCGAAACTGTCTGGTATCCGGGTTTCATCAGTGGCGTTGGTAATTACTGCGTAGTTTAAGTAATAGCGAAATTTAATAATGTAGGCTTTGTTTGGAGATGGGGTGACGCCGTATCCGTTGCCGTGGGAAGGGAAAATATGCGTAGGTACGCCCCTGCCATCACCGCCAGCATTCTGGTCGAGATCACGATGGTTTTTGTAATATTCATCACGGTCCATATATTTTAAGGTTGTAAAATTTACACCTAAACTATCGGACTTTTGGATTTGGAAACTGTTCCAGTCTGTGGACTTATAAGATGTGGGCCAGACGTATTCTTCTACACCAACGCTGAGAGTGTCGGTTTCCTCAGCTGCGTTGAAGGGCCATTCAAATTCTGCTTGGTTTATCTTCGCTTGTGCTGTGATTATAGCATCCTTGACCAAAGCCTGAACGCCACGACACGAACCAAATTCAGCCTCAACGATTTCTACTTCGTTAAGGCGTCTTAAAACCTGATTGCAGAGTGAAATATATGTGCTGGGCATTTGAGACTTCCATAAAGGGTAATGGGGCCAGCTTAATCACTGGCCCCAAAGTTTTTATGCGAGGTAATCACGATCTGCTGTGGCAGCGACCATGTCATGAGCACCCATGTCTGAGACATCCATTAGGATGGCCCAAAAACGGAGCTTGCCGCTGGTGACATCTGTCTCTGTCGCAAATTTAACATCGATAGTGTCGGCTGAAGATATTACCTGCACTTGAGCAGCCTCAGTAGCCGGGGTAGCACCGTAAGCGCCTACGGCACCTCCGACACAATCCAGACCATCAACAAAGACATCGACAGCAGCTGGGGAAGCGCCTGTGAAACCCATGTCTAGTGTACAAGTACCATCAAGCTGCGTAATGATCTCAATACCCGCTGAAAGGATGACTGTTCCTGCTGGAACATTCAGAACTTCCATTGTGTCGTTAGCAGCGAAGTCGCTACCTTTGAGAACAATTGCAGCTGCAATGTCGATAGTGTTCTGCACCATGTACGGGGAACGGCCCCGTGCCGAGTTGCCTTGTGCAGCGTGATCTGCAGTTGCTAAGTTCGCCATTTCAAATCTCCCTTATGCTGCGTTGTATTTGGCGGTTACGATTGCTTCTGGACGAAGAATCTTCCTACCATAGAGGTGGAGGCCCCGAACGAGGTCCGCGAAGGAGTCTGGATCACGGTAAGTTTCCGTTTTGTTGATCTGCTCCGCTGTTGCTACGGCACTATCGTGTCCCGCAACTATAACACCAAAGTTAGTATTCTGGTTGCTATTTCCAGTTGTACCAGAACCAGTGCCTACCGCTGGCAGATTTGATGAGGAATAAACACGGAAACCGTGGAAATTCTTAATCGTCAGACCATTGCGTAGACCGCCGCTCTCACCGAAATCCCCATTCATGAATCGAGAATCTTCATCGGCCATGATTTCTAAAAACACCGGGTCCACAACCAAAAAACGCCCTTGGGTATCGACTTGCTGTTGATCTAGAAGCCGCTTCATGCGAGCGACGATCATCGCTGGTGAAGCTACGGCAGTTGAAAGCGCAGTAGCACCCGGCAAACGTGCTGCGAGAGGGATCGAATGATCGCCAGCGGAGCTTGTTGTGATATTGCCGAAGTCACCTTTTTTCAGCTGCATACTTGCAAGTAGCTCATTCGAGCCAGCTGTTGCGACAGCTTTATCGCCGTTTACTGTGGTGTTTAGAGCACTAGCAGCTTGGTGTGCCGCTGCTTGTTTGTAACCAGATAAATAACCAAGAACTTCTTGGTCGTAATTATCTGCCAAACGATAAGCAGCACGATCTGTCGCAAGTGAAATAAAATTCACGTGTGACATATTTTCTTCTAAATCGTCCATCTTAAAAGCATAGTAGTTTGCTTTGTCGATTACCAAAGAAAAGTCTGTATCATCAAGGTCTTGTGCGTTTACTGTAGTTCCACGCTTATACTCGGAGACCGAAATTTCAGGCTCTTTTATTATGCGAACTGTGTCACCTTGACTATTTATCTCGCCAAAATAATCACTGTTGGTGATGTCACCAACAACGGTACTTTTTCTGAAGGCAGACTGGACTTTTTTCGAGTAGATTACGCTACTGAACGCGCCGTTGGGCAGGTTACCGTGCCCTGTTGCTGAACTAAATGCCATTTGGATTCTCCTTGGAATGGCAGGGCGCTTCGCGCCCAAACAATTTCCGAAGAGGACAATCGAGTGGCAGTACTTACAGCTGGGTTGCGTGAGAACACGGGCCAGAGTTGTACTGGTGGACTTGTGCCGATTTCTTCTGGAAGGGATAAAACTCAGAGGTAGGCTAATAGCGGCTCTAGTTTTATAACTAAGGTAATATAATTACCTCATAAGATAGAATTACTATACCATAAGTTGGTATTAATAGCAATACCTATCGAGCGCCCCCGGACATGTCATAGACAAAATTCCCGGTTTGCATTGCTTTCATGATATCGTCTTCAAATTTGTTAAAGTCTGTAGAAGACATCTTATCGACCTGACTTTCACTCCACTGCGTTTTACCATTGGCGGGAGCTGTATTAACGCTCTTGCCTACGGCCCGAGCTGCAGAGTTACTCGACTTGCGTCTGCCAGTATCAGCCTTGTACAAATCAATCGCTCTGGATGCCGCTCGGGCATCAGTGTTGTTTTTGTAAAGGCTATCAATAATATTCTGAGGCTGCATCGCCACCCAATCATGGAAGGCAGGATCTTGGCGGATCTGAGCAAAGTCTGGGTGATCTTGCATCAATACCTGCTCAGCCTCTTTAACGACGAGTTTGGTCTCTAGTTTACGCAGACCCTCCATGCGTTTAACGCCTTGTTCTAAGGCCTCATTGGCTCTTTTCTGAGCAATCGAGTCCACGATCTTAGCTACATCTGGATATCGTTTAGACCAGTTATCGATCTCTTCATCAGTCTTTGGGAACTTAATCTGTCCCCGAGCTGCTGTCTCGAGCTGCTCTTTCATCTGAGCTAGTTGTTGGTCTTTTTGTTGCATAAGCTGATGAGAATGAC